GTGGTATATTCTACCGACTGCACGGGTAATCTTTCTTGTAACAAATGTCTCACCGCGGCGAGGACTTTCGTGATTGAAGAGAATACCACAGGATGCGTGCAGATCATAGGATTCACGGTAGTTTACAGTCAACCAGTGAGCATATACCTTTGCACAACCATACGGTGATCGTGGATAGAAGGGTGTAGTTTCCTTCTGTGGAACTTCTTGTACCTTACCGAACATCTCGCTGGAAGACGCTTGATAATAGCGCACTTTCTTTCCGTGTCTCTTTTCGTAGAGACGAATGGCTTCAAGAACATTCAGAGTTCCAATACCAACAGTTTGTCCAGTATACACAGGAGCATCGAACGAAACCTTGACATGGCTCTGAGCACCGAGATTGTAGATCTCGTCAAAATGCTGTGTGTCTATCAAATTTGCTACTGTGTTGTAATCAGTCAGATCTCCGTAATGGAGAAATAACTTCTCATTACCCATCAGGTGTTCTATTCTTGCTGTGTTGAAAGAAGAAGAACGACGAATGATGCCATGAACTTCATATCCTTTTTCGATAAGAAGATCTGCGAGATAAGAACCGTCTTGTCCTGTAATACCCGTAATCAGTGCTTTCATAATCTATTTACCTTTTGTATCACCGATGCCAGATCGTGCAGGATCACAGCATCTTTATCACCGTGTAACTTATGTATCTGACAATACGAACGGGGCAACCAGAGGGTAGGTGGTTGTACTTCTGCCCATGCTTCCTGTAGCGTCCACTGATCCCACTTGTTTCCTTGCGCTGTCCACTTTTTCCATATGTCCAGCATATGCATCACCTGTGTCGTCTTACGAAAGAACATAGTTCCCGACTCAAACCATTTTGGTTCTATATTCCATTTGTCTGGAAGATGAATGGTTTCTCGTCCAACAGGTTTGAAAGTTCTTCCACCAGGTTTTGCATGAATAGCAAAATCTTCTTTACATGTAAACAACATCTCTGGGTGTTTCTTTATGATTGCATCAGAGTCAACCCATATCAAGCAAGAACCTTCTTCTATTTCGCTCATTCTTTCGTAAATAAAATTGGACTTGTATCCGCAGTTTTTTACCCACGAACCCAAGTCCTCTGCTTGTCTTATGTCTGATTTTAAGAGGTGATAATCACAACTCTTCTTCAATCTTTCTGCCATCTGCGGGTATATTCCGTTCAGAGTGTAGAAACATATAATTTTAGCGTTGTTTTCCATCTTCTATCCTGTCCATCACTTTTTGAGTTATGTATGAATACTTACCATCGCTTCTTTTTATCTTTATGATTTTCGACTTCTGCGGTGAAGTGTATTGATTTACTGTGGTGGGTATGGTTTCATCGGGGATGATATGTTTTTTTTTAATCTCGTCCAACATATTTGGTTGAAACGAAGGAACCATAGAGGAAAAAACAGATCCACACTCCCAAGAATACCACTCAAATCCTTTTCTTTTTGCGAGCGGATACCAACCATCAAAGCAAGTTTTAACTTGATCTAGAGTTTTCTTGAAGTTGTGCTTCTTCTTTAAATCAAATTCCTTTGCATCGTAAGAATACTTGGTTTCCATACTGTCCGCATGAAGATCGTTTCCTACAAATATGAGATTGTTCGCCCCTCTTGTGTGTGCCCACTGAATTGCCATAGTTACGGATTTATGTGGACCGCGAATAAGTGGTTTTTTAGGATCATACAATATCCTATCGACATCATCATTTGCTTTATTTGTCTCGTTGCAATCCACCAAGATGAAATCTTTTCTTGGTGAGAACTTGGTTCTGTTGTTTTTGCTGTTTGCTATTACCTTTTTGATGTTCTCGTCTTGCCAAGCAACCTTACCTTCATCACCGTGCATCTGGTTCAGCATATCCGCAAGAACCCAGTAATCACCTTTCTTGAGTGTGCGAATCGCTGTGCTTATGACCACTACAGGAACTCCCAAACTAAAACAGTCCACCTTGTTTAGAGATGGACCAGAACAGGCGATTACGCAAACACCATCAGGAAACAGGTTGCTCATTCGAGTGATACTCCTTGATAGTATCAAACAAATCCTTTACATAATCCATAGGATTTCTCTGATACACATTTACCATACCGTCTTCGGAGGACATTATGATTACGACATTATCTATCGCTTTTTCATAACGCTCCTGATACATTATGGCATATGCAGTAGCCTGCATGAAATACTCCTTGATGTCACTTGGTGGTTTTTCCTTAGACGCACTCTTAAAATCAATCACGGAAAGAACACCATCGTATTCTGCAATACAATCGACTCTTCCTGCCAGTTTGAGTGTGTCGGACCAAAGAGTGGTTTCCAGAAGATGAATGTTGTCGATCTTGTCGATCTCGCTCTCAGCCTGGGAAAAAAGAAACAGATCCGCGAAGTTTATCTTCTTGCGATCCATTTCCTCGTTGTTGAGATATTTCTCCACCAGAGAATGAAAGCGGGTTCCACGAACCGAAACTCTCTTGGCTTCTTCTGGATTATTCTTTCGCCACTCTGCAAAGAATGCCTTCTTGGCGTAACCAGTAACGGTTGTCACAGAAGGGTAGCGATTTCCTTCTGGTGTGACATAGAAGCGTTTACCGTTTTCTTCTATTCTTTGTAATTCTTGTTTTTGTATTTCTGTATGATTAAAATTTCGCATTCAGACCTCTACTGAGTATTTATCACTTATTCAGATCATCTTCAGCATCAACCGCTACTTTTCCAGATTTAACACTACCGCTTACAGGCAGCGCATCACCTTTAGGGTGAAGATATGCGATTGCTTTTGTTGACTTTTTCTTTCCTGCTCTAGATGCCCAAACACCAATGCCGTTTGGAGATGGTTGTAGTTCCACATTTGCGTGCGTCTTTCCGTCTGGATGTCTAAAATGCTTGACACCTTGATGCATGGCAATATAACCATTCTTTTCATGCCCAACTACTGTAACACCAGCAACATCTCCTTCACCGTGTTCTCCTTTAAGTATAGCATCAATATCGGGAATTCCTAATGTTTTTGCAGCCTTTTCTGTAGTCGCCATTCGTTTTGTTTGGGATCTTATTCTCCGTGCTTTTTCCGCTCCTTCTACTTTTCCTTTCTCTGCTGCTTTCTTTTTTGCTATTCGTTTTTGCGTATTACCAATACCTCTTTGAACTTCACGATTGAATGCCAACAATTCTGTGTCTGGTTTCCCCGATCCAGGCATGTCTGGTCTTTCCGCTACCCAACGATTCTGTCCTGTGTGATCTCTGGCGTCTGTTGATCTTTGTCCTTCTTGCGGAGCAATAAATGTCCTACTACGAACCTCATCTCTAGCGGCGGCCTGGGATTTAAATCCTCTCTTGTATTCCTTGAGAGAGACGAGTTGTTCTGTGAGTTGTTTGAATTTTTTCATACGGAATTCCTTTTATTCTATTTATAAAGCCACCATCTCGAAACCGAGATGGTGGCCGGTAGCGAAATTCCGTGTCGGAGGACTATGACCCCCTTCGACGCGCGGTGAATAGCGTAATGAACGCTTGCACCGTCCCCACAACCGACTCAGTGAGAAGATTTGGGGCGAACAGAAGTATTTAGGATTATTACGGTTTGGCTCTGCTTGCACCTGCGGCGGCTCTGAGTTTGGCTCTTTTCCTCTGTTCCAATTCTTTAGTGCTCTTAACGGGTTTAAGATCTTTTAATTTGTTTTCTAATTCGATTTTGTTTTTAGTTAATTTTGCTATTCTGTTTTCTGTAGCAACATATCCCGGCGTATTAGGTGTTCGCACCCCCAATATTTTTTGTTCGCTTTTTATATCTTCATCTATTTCTTGTATCTGTTGTTCTAATTCAACTATCTTAGTGTCTAATTCATCTTGTTCTTTTTCTTGTACTTTTGCTCTATCAGACAGACCACTCGCCGCTGCGCCGAAGGCGCCAGCAACTCCGCCTGGTCCTGCTCCAGCCTTAAAACGACCCGCTACATTTTGCTTAAACCATTCAGCACCAGTATTAATTTTGGCTCCAATATTGACTAAAGAACCCAAAGCACCCGCTAAACGATTCTCATCCAACTCACGCTCTTTTGTATAGTGTAGAAATGTCTTCATAGTTCATCCTTTATTTGTATTTAGTCATCTTGATCTTCTTGATCTTCTTCTTGTCTGGTTTCACAAAATGACAAAAATGAAACCAAGAAGCCCAAGTGAACAATACAGCCAAACCAGTGTTCAGGACAACTTCAGACCAGGGTGGATCGCTGAAAGTCAAAGCATTAAAAAGCGCACCAGCAGTACAAAATGCCAAAGCGACCTTTATCAAAAAAGAATTCCAAAAGGAAAGTTTATTTAACTTCGAACTCTCTCTTCCATATACAAATATTATGAAAGCAGTAAAGGCGAATGTCAAGATCATACTCGACACAAAATTCAAAGGCATTTTGTATTCTTCCATTATCTACCTCTTAGATTTTGATTTTGTTTTGGTTTTTCTTCTACTTTTACGCTTATTTGGTTTCGCTACCTTTTCTGCTTTTTCTTCTTTGGATGGAAATGCTTTTTCTAATACCAATTCTAATCCCTTAAGACCCATAAATCCCATTATGAATGCAGTGGCATATTTACCACCATTCTTGATGGTGTCTGGAAGGAATGACATTACAACTGGTGTGAGATAATTGGCACAAGCAGTACCAGCCAATATTGAAGCAATGGTGGTGCTTATTCTTTGTGCAGATTTTT